GTTTCCCAGTCACGATCGATAGGCGCTGTAGCATTAGTGCTGTCTATGTTGTATGTCTTTGTATCTTTGACCATAGCAACTGTCTTCTCAGCTATGGTCCACTGATTTAAACCTCTGTTTGCCCATTCAGCCAACATTAGGTTAAGGCTTCTCCTAGCGCTTTTTAAGTCATAGCCCGTCCTTAGTTCCAAACCACAGCGCTCAAAAGCCTCTTCTACATAATCAGCTACATCTAACTCGAAGTCTTTGCTGTTTGATGTTGCCATTATTTTTTCTTAGTTTTATTTAAAGATCTTTCAATCTGCGCTGCTTGTTTTGCGTGAAGTTTAGAAGCTCCTTTAAGCTCTTTTATTAACTTTCTCTTTTGCGCTACTGTTAAGTCTGCCATTAGTCTTCCTCTCCGTCACTATATAAGTTATTAAATGTAATATTGGGATCCATGTAACTTTCATGGCCCTCGGCTGAATGTACCCACTGGCTAGGAGAAAAGTCTGGTGCACCTTCGCCCACACGCCATAGTGCTGGATTGGTAGCTCTAACTCTGTTATTAGGTAAAGCTACAAAGTTACCTTTCCATTTACCTTCTTCTGTAATATACATAACATGAGACTGTTTGTGTTGAGCTGAGTCATCAGCTATATCACTATTCGTATAGTCTACAGTAAACATATATTTTCCATTATAAAACTTTCCATCAATTTTGCATAGCCATGGACTTGAACTTACTCGATCCATAACTATAATTGAACGATCTCTTGATTCACAGTCCCAAGGCTGGCATAAATGATCTTCCATGGCTTCAGGATATTCTTCACTAGGTATGTCTGCGACTAATGCTTGTATTGGCATTCTTGCCCACATAGCACCACCGTGTATATTACCTTCATCCCAGTCTTCACAGTTTGATTCATAGCCTGTGAAGACTACTTGAAAACTTAAAGAACGATCAGGTATTGTATTAACAGCAATCGCTAAAGCGTGAAGATATTCGCCATGATATTTTTCATGATTGTGTGTGAACTCTCTTCTCACCCAACACTTAAAGTGCGGGATATTACTGATAAGGTGTGCCACCTACTTCTTTTTCTTTTTAGTCATTCTACGTTTGCTCTTTTTGCGTGCTGCTCCACCTTTGGACATTTTACGCATAGAGCCATACTTACTTCTTTTCATGGTTTATCCCCATACTTTAGTTTTAGTTCCGCCCCAATATTCAACAGCATGGTCTTCGTCAATTAATTTTTGACAAACATCCTCTCCGTCTACATATGGAACACCCAAAATTCTACCGTACTTGCCTTTACCTAACGATTTAATCTGTAGTGTATCGCTTGTACATATTTCTATAAGTCTATCTTTAGCCTTTAAACCTAATGCTTTTTCTGCTAAGTTTCTTGTTCTGCTTTCTGGTGTATCTATACCAGCTAGTCTCACTCTTTGTTTGTGAAGTTTTATATCAAACCCTAAATCCAAAGTTACGTCAATAGTGTCACCGTCTATTACTCTATCTAACACAGCGTTATAAACAAAAGAATCAGGTGAAGCACTCATGAGTATTTAGTAGTTTTTCTACGATTCGGCATGACCGCACCACAGCCTCTGTGTTTAGCTTTAAACACTCCACCAGCTTTCATACCTCGAGCAGCTTTCATCTGTGCTTCAGTAGGTGCTCCTTTCTCACCTTTCTTACGCATTTTTTCTCCACGTTTTCTTTTAGCGTGGATATTTGCCCAAAGTCCTGGTCTGTTTGACACTATCTTACACCACTAGAACTGGTGTTATATTTAGTACCTTTAGTAGCCTTACCTTTACCCTGAACTGTGCTTTGACCTTGACCAAAGATATCGCTATTAGTTTTAGTTAAAACTACCGTACCTTTAACTGGTTTTGATAAATCAATTTTATCAGGAGCAGGAACACTAACTTTTTTAAATTTAGTTGTATCTTTCATTAGTCACCTCGACTGTCTGTATCTGATGATCTTACATCTTTCAATATCTGACCATACGTTTTGTTATTACTATCTTGAGCTTTTAAGAGTGCTTCTTCTCTATCTTGAGCTACTTTCATTTCAGCTATAGATTCTTGTGATTCAATTTTAGCTAGATCAACCTGACTTCGTAAAGCATCACGTTCTCTTGTTGCTTCTATTTCTTCACGTTTGACCTGTAAAAGAGGATCTAATTCTTCTGCTTGAGCTTGAGCTTCTGCCATAGCTTGAGCTTGACCTGTAACTTCTTGTGTAGCCTTTGCTGCAGCTGCAGCTATTTGGTTCATAACTTCTGGTGGCATTTCTTGCCCTTCTTCTAGCTGAGGCAGAGGTTGACCTAAAGCAGACTCTATCTGTTGTTTATATAACATAGCTTGATGTTCTTGTATGTTAGCTTGTATAGACTGTAACGCCATAGGGTTTTCTTGCATCATAGGGTTCTGCATAAATGCAGCATGAGCAGAAATATATGCTTCATGACTTTGAAACTCAAACGCTTTGATTGGTTGACCTAGCATTGCTGCTTGTTGTTCTGTAACTGGGTCTCTAGGAGGTATTTGTGGTAATTCAGGTAAAATTTCTTCTATATTTTTTACTTCTAGAGCTTCGTACATACGTTTATAGGCTTCTCTTAGATTATGTATTTGTGGTGCTGCTTGTGCCATTTGTAGTTCTTGCTGAGCTAACATAACTCTTTGTGCCATACTAAATATATTAGGATCACTTATCGGTAGTATATCTACTCTATCATCAAAATCAGTTTGTTTGATCTCCTGACTGGCTCCTGCTACCTGATACGGATATACAGGGGGGAGAGAACGGGAGAAGACTCCAGCCAAGAGACGAAACTCTTTTTTCTGAGCAAAGTGTAGACGTTTGTGGATAGCAGACATTACTTTTGTACCACGTTCTAACATTGCTACAGTTGTGCCTACGGGCAGTTGTTGACTACCTATGTCACCTACTTGCATATCAGCAATAGAAGCAAACCTCCTACCGCTGTCGATTAATAAACCTAATAATTGACTTAATACGTTGCTTGGTTCTTTATAGGGCAAAGGCATAAGAGCATCTCTTATTACTCCTCCTGGCACATCAACATCTCTAAATTCTCCAGGACGTAATGGTTCATCTTCTCCTTGAACTCTCATACCTCTAGCTTTAAAACCAGCGGGTAAGTTACTTAGTGTACCAGCGTCTATTAATTGACGTAAAACAGAAGTAGCAGATTTAGTTAAACCACCAATCATGTGTATTAAACCGAAACCATAAAACCCTAGTCCTGGCAAAAACTTGTAATGTACGAAATATTCTTTTTTACGGAACATATTATCATTCATGTCCCAGTTTCGACGTATAGCAAGGATCTCATTTGAGTCTTCAAGGATAGTTACTATGTAAGGCACACCAAAGTCGTACTCATCTATGCCTTCTAACTCTAAATTTACATGAAACTCAAGCAAAGTGTACTCGTTATAGTCACTACTTGGCTTACTAAGACCTTGTAGTTCGTCCATTTTGTTTTTTGCTTCATCATAGTCAACATCATTCGGGTCACCGATATCAATATTACGGTAAATACCGTTTAATTGCATTTTTCTGATGTCATTTCCTGTCATATTGATGACATGAGTGATTCTTGGGCTAGTTTCTAGGTTAGTTGTGTCATAACTCACGACTAAATCTTCTGCTTTTACAAAACTAGCGGTCGCACGGCTTAAAAGTGAGTCAAAATACACTTTTTTAAAGGCAGATCCTGCTAACGGTAAGTAAAACAGTAAACTATCCATATCTGGATCATATTCTTCCATGACTTCAGTGATTTGATAGTTCATAAACTCTTTTACACGTTGACTTTGAGAGCGAACTTCAGTATTTTCTGCTCCAACTATGCGAGTTTTGACTGGTCCAGACGCAGGGAGTAATTCTTTATAGGCTTGTGCTTGAAACTGTGTGGCTGCTTCTGCTAAAATTGGGTGAGTTACCCCACTTGCTCCAGGAAAAGGCTCATCACGTTCCTCAGATTTGATTCCTAAAAGATCTAAACCATCTGTAAAAGTTTCTAGCCACTCTTCTCTTGAATTTTTATCCTCATCATAGGCTGAAGAAAGTTCTGAACTAAGTTCATCAAGTTTATTCTCTGGTAATATGTCTGCTAAGTTTTGATTGTGTTCGTTTGTAGCTTGTTGTACTTGATCGACCACGGGCACCATTTGACCGTCGGCTGACATTTGAAACTCAACGGCAGGTTCTTCGCCTTCTTCTAATTCTATGGTAATTTCTTCAGCGTCTGCGACAGTTTCTTTGAATGGACTTTCACCTTTGTTTGGATATCTTTGTACTTCTATCGCCATTTATCTTTCCCTGCCTTAATAGTAACTTATTTTCTTCTTATATAAAACCTCTTCTTCATAATCAGAAGGAAGTTGTATAAACCCACCTTGTCTAAATCTCAACATTGCTTGTGTGGTTGAGTCAACTAAATCATCATGGTCTCCTGCTGGAAACGCAGCACACTCTTCAATAACTTCTTGTGCCCATGTTGTATCAGGATACCAAACCATGCCAGACTCAAACAATGGAGCACAGGCATTGACTCTTGATATCTTGTCATTACCACGAGAAGGTGTGAAGTTTTGTACAGGTATTCCTACGTTTCTTAGTTCTTGAGTGAGAGGCATACCAGAAGCTTTACCTTCTATGATTACGCTGTCAGGTTCCCAATGTTCGTACTGTTCTAAAGCAAGGGCTTTGAGTTCTGGAAAATTATATCTACCTTTAATTACATCTAATAGAATAATGTGTGGTGCATTACCGTGATATATTTCTTCACCACCTAGTCTACCTTCTGGGTAAAACACACCCCAAGTAGTGATTGCTGAATAATCTGCCATCTCTGATTTTAAAAACGCAGTATCGTAACTTTGAATAATATAGTCACACTTAGGTGGTTCTTTATTTGGCCACTCTTTCCACCACTCTACTTTGATCGTGACTGGGAAAC